GACAACAAGGCGAAGGCCGACAAGCTGCAGGGCCAGATCGCGGCCGAGCAGGACCTGCTCGATCGCAAGGCGGCCGCCGCCAAGCCCGTCACCGTGCCTGGTGGCCCGGAGGGCAATCAGCCCGGCACCGTGCCGGCGGCCGTCGCCGAGAAGCCCGAGCCCGGCGCCATGGTCGGCCGCGTCGCGATCGCGATCGCCGCGACCGGTGGCCAGGATCAGCGCCAGATGGCGGATCACGCTCAGAAGGTGTGGGGCGACGAAACCGGCCAGATCGTCGCCAACATGGAGCAGTCGACCAATACGAAGGGCGGCTACCTGGTCGACACGGCCTATAGCCGCGACTTCATCGGCCTGCTGCGGCCGCGGGTCGTAATCCGCCAGCTCGGCGCCCGCTCGGTGCCGATGCCGGACGGCAACATCACCATGCGCAAGCAGACCGGCTCGACCAGCGCGGGCTATGTCGGCGAGCGTTCGCCGGCGCCGGTCACCGACCTGACCGTCGGCACGCTCAGCATGACGGCCAAGGCGCTGCGCGCGCTGGTGCCGATCACGAACCAGCTGATCCGCCGGGCCGCCTGGGGCGTCGACACGATGGTGCGCGACGACCTCGTCACCTCGGCCGCGATCAAGGAGGACCAGCAGTTCCTCCGCGGTACCGGCTCGGCGACCGCTCCGGCGGGCCTCCGCAGCATGATCCTCGCCGGCAACGTGCTGACGATGACGGCCAACCCGAACCTCGTGACGGTGACGTCGGACATGGCGCGTCTGAAGCTGCGCGTCGTCAATGCCAACGTGCCGATGTCGAAGTGCGCGTACATCATGTCGCCGCGCACGCAGTCGTTCCTCGAGAACCTGCGCGACGGCAACGGCAACAAGGCGTTCCCGGAGGTCGCCGAGGGGCGCTACGGCATCTACCCGATCGCCGTCACGACCTCGATCCCGGACAACCTCGGCGCGGGTTCGAACGAATCGGAGGTCTACTTCGGCGACTTCGAGCAGTTCCTGATCGGCGACACCCATCAGGTGACCCTCGCCGCGTCGGACAGCGCCGCCTACGACGACAACGGTACGATCCGGTCGGCCTTCTCGAACGACGAGACGGTCATCCGCCTGATCGAGGAGCACGACACGCAGCTGCGCTACGACGCGGCCTTCGCGGTGCTCACCGCCGTCACCTGGATCCCGTAAGGGCCGCGCCCGCCACGATCCACGACCTTGCGAAGGGCGTCCTGCGGGGCGCCCTTCGCGCATCGGGCGCACAGCCGCCCAGGAGACCACCATGGCCGTCAAATTCCTGAAGCCCTGCCAGCAGGGCGCGCTCTACAACGAAGGTGAGATCGCCGGCTTCGACAAGGACGTCGAGGCCCGCCTGGTCAAGCAGGGCTTCGCCGAGTCGGTGAAGGCACCCGCCAAGTCCGAAGGCCAGGGCCAGTAACATGGTCGACGCAGTGGCGGGCGACGGCGCAGTGCTGACGATCGCCGCTGCGCGCGACCACCTGAAGCTCGGTGCCAGCGTGCCCGACACGTCGATCGCGCCGCTGATCCTGGCGGCCGAGGGGCGCATCGAGAGCTTCCTCGGCCGCGAGCTGGTCGGCGACGCCGGCTGGCCCACGGCCGACGACGTGCCGGCGCTGGTCCGCCATTGCGCGAAGCTGGCGCTGTCCGACTTCTACGTGAACCGCGAGGCGCCCGAGCTGACCGACGACCAGCTCCGGCCGATGATCGGCCGCAACATGGCATTGTCGATCGGATGATCGTCGTTCGCCCCGGCGATCGGGATACGCTGGTCACCTTCGAACGTCCGATCGCCGACACGAGCTTCCGCGGCGCGGGGAAGGGGGCGTGGGAGCGCGTCGATGACGAATGGGTCGAGCTGCGCGACCAGCTCCCAAGCCGGGCCGAGCTGCCCGCCGGCGGCATGCCGGTGCTGCTGCGCCGCGCGCGCGTCCGGATGGAGTGGCGGGGCGACATCACCGCCGACATGCGCCTGATCGACGGCACCAGCGTGCTCCAGATCGTGTCCGGTCCCGTGATGCTCGGCCGCCGCGCCGGGCTCGAAATGATGGTCGAGGAATATCGGCCCGCGGGCAACGCGGCCTGATGGCCAAGCGGCGCAGCACCAGCCGATCGACGCAGCAGCTGCAGAAGCTGCCCGAGCTGTTCCTCGAGCGGATCCTCCCGGGCGCCGCGCGCGCCGGCGGCAAGGTGGTGGCGGAGGCGGCGAAGGAGCGCCTCGGTGGTCGCAAGGCGGAGACGGCCGACGGACAGAAGGTGCTGATCGCCGATGCCGTGAAGGTCAGAATCCGCCGCGATGGCACGATCATCCGCGGCAAGATCACGGTGGTGGGGCCGGGGTCCTATGTGGCTCGCTGGCTCGAATACGGCACCGCGGCGCACTTCATCAGCGTCCGCAATGTCGTCGGCATGACCGCGAACCGGGCGAACAAGCGGTTGGCGGACGGCGACGAGGAATTGCGCGGCTCGCTGTTCATCAACGGCGAGCCAGTCGGCCAGACCGTCCATCACCCGGGCGGCCGCCGCGTCGAATTCCTGCGTCCCGCCTATGACGCCACGGCCGACCAGATCGTGCCGACGATGCTCAACTATCTGCGGGCGAGGGTCACCAAGGCGGGCTTCGTTGCCCGCGCCGAGCCGGAGAGCGACGCGTGACCGGAGCCGATATCGTCGGCGCGCTGCTGCGCGCCTATCCGCCGCTGCTCGAGCTGGTGCCGGCCGAGCGCATCAAAGGCGGACGCCTGCCGCCCGGCATGACCGCGCCGGCTTTGCTTGTCCGCACGATCAGCAGCGTCGAACGGCAGCGGCTGAAGCGGGGCCAGACCGTCCGTACCGCTGATCGCGTTTCGGTCACGGTCCGGGCCGAGAGCTACGACCAGCAGATCCGGATCATCGAGCTGGTGGTCGATGCCTGCGCCGATCGCACCGGCAGCATGGTCGGCGCCACCGAATACGCCGTGCTCACCGCCGGCCGCGGCCCCGACATGGATGGCCCCGGCGACACCTTCGAGCAGGCGCAAGATTTTCGGGCCTCATTCGACCGGCCCAATTCCCAGGGAGACTGACCATGTCCGATACCGAAACCAAGACCCGCAAGGCGCTGCCGACCCGCTCGTTCAGCGACGAGGGCACCGGCCGCACCTTCACCGTCGGCACCGCCGTCGACCTGCCCGAGGGCGAGTTCGTCAATTACGTCGCGGCCGGCCTGGTGACCGAGGTCGCCGACGACGCTCCGGCGCGCCGCGCGGGCAAGTAACCCGCCCGCCCGCCTCCCGGCGGGCGCCACCCCGCCGGCGTCGCCGGCAATCCAGGAAGGATCATCATGACGTCCAAGACTGCGGCGGGCTCGACGCTCGCCATTTCCGTTGCCGCGCCCGCCACCCGGGATGCCGCCGGCTATGCCGCGCTGACCTTCACCGAGATCGGCCAGGTCGAGAAGATCGGCTCGTTCGGCGCCAGCTTCGCCAAGGTGGATTTCCAGCCGCTGAAGGGCACCAAGCAGAAGTACAAGGGGTCGAAGGACAACGGTGCGATCCAGCCGTCGATCGCGCTCGATAGCGCCGACGCCGGCCAGACCATCCTGCAGACGTCGGCCGACGACGAGAGCCAGAAGCTCTATTCGTTCTGCGTCACCTACCAGGACGGCGCGAAGCGCTACTTCGGCGGCCGCACCTTCGGCATGCCCGAGACCGCCGACGGCGCCGACACGATGCTGATGGCAACGCCCGCGATCGAGATCTGCACCGACATCGTGAAGGTCGCCGCAGCCTGATCCCGTCCGCGCCGATCGGCGCGGATCCCCCTTTCTCTCCCGGCGCCCGCGACGCCGGTCCCTTTGCACCGGCTCACCCCGCTCGTCGCGGGTCCGTGGGGCGGGTCGGTGCGCCATCCTCCCGCGAAGGATCATCACCGTGAACAAGTTCAATATCGCAGCCCTCGCCGTCGCCGCTGTCGGCGTGGTCCACGTCAAGACGGCCTCGGGCGAGACGGCCTATGCCGACGCCGAGCGCAAGCTGCCGCTGCGCATCAAGCTCCACAGCCCGGGCAGCGAGATCGCCAGCGTCGTCGAGGGCCGGCAGACGGCGCGCGCGCTGAAGCGCATGAAGGACAACGACGGCAATGTCACCGCGCCGAGCCCCGAGGAGCGCCGCGAAGAGACTGCGGCCGATCTCGCCGCCCTGACGATCGAATTCGAGAATTTCGGCTATGGCGAAGGCCTGTCGGGCGAGCAGATGTTCCGCGCCATGTATAGCGACCCGCTGCTCGGCCACATCACTCGCCAGGTGGCCAAGCACTTCGGCGACTGGGGAAACTTCAGCGCCAGCTCGAGCAACGGCTGACACTCTGGATCCGGCAGCTGGCCTGGCTCCATGCCACGCCGAAGCCGGATCCTCGCAGCCGGCGCGGCAAAGCCGAGCCAGACACCCCGCGGCCCAGCCGGATCGAGAAGTTCAAGGCGAGGAAGATCGAGCCCCGCATGCCGCCCAATCCGGCGCCGCACCTCACCGACCGGCTGATCGAGATCGGCCTGACGGAAGCGGCCGGCATGGGCGCGGGGCCGATCAGCTGGCTGACGATCGATGCCTGGAAGCGCGGTACCGGCGTGCCGATCGAGCCATGGGAGGCGCGCCTGCTGCGCCGCCTCTCCAGCGCGTACCTCGCTGAAGGGCGCCGCGCTGAGACCGAAGCCTGTCCGCCGCCCTGGCGGACGGCGATCAGCGCGCGCGAGCGCGAGGTCGACGAGGAATCGCTCCGTAGCGTCCTCGGCTGATCCAACACCGACAACCCGGGAGGACCGCCATGTCAGACGAGCTTCCCGGGTTCGGTATCGATTTCCAGATCGACGCCGGCGACAGCTACGCGCAGCTTGCCCAGCTGGATGCGGTGATGAAGTCGGCTGAGGGCAAGATCCTTCAGCACGCCGTGTCGATCGAGAACGCCACGAAGGGCATGATCGACGTCGCCGATTCGGCCGCGAGCGTCCGATCGCTCGCCACGACCACGGCGAACGCGATGAAGGACGTCGAGCGCTCGTTCGGCCAGGCGGCCAACGCGAAGACCGCGCTCGATCAGATCCTCGCTAAGACCGTCGTCACCAGCGCGGCGCCGGCAAGTTCGGGCGCCGAGGCGAAGCGGACCGCCGAAATGAACGCGAACGGCAAAGCGATCGAGCGCTTGGTCGCACAGATCGATCGCGAGACGGCCGCGATCGGTCGAACGCGAGAGGAACAACGCGCTGCGCGTGTCGAGGAGCTGGCGGCGATCGCTACCACCCTCGAGAACAAGGATGCGCTGGACCGTCTGACGGCCAGCGTTCGCGCGAACGGCCAGGCCCGCGCGTCGGCGGCCGAGGATGCGGCAGCCGCCGAGGCTCGCAATATCGCTGCCGCCGAAGCCGAGGCGCGAGCCTATCGCGAAGCCGCATTCGCCTATCAGCAGTTCGAGACGCGCGCCCGCCAGGGCGCCGCGGCGCTGCGCGACCAGGAAGCGGCTGCGGAGCGCGATGCCGCGGCGGTCGCACGGCTGCGCGAGATGCTCGATCCCGCCGCGGCCGCGCAGGATCGCCTCAATCGCGAGCTGGTCGAGGCGCGCCGCGTCATGACGGCCGCCGGCGCCAGCGCCGAGGAGGTCGCCCGCGCCGAGCAGCTGCTCGCCGCCCGCACGCTCGAGACCGGCCGGTCGACCGGCGCGGCCAAGGCATCGATGCAGAACCTGGGCTTCCAGCTGCAGGATTTCTCGGTCCAGGTAGTGGGCGGGACGTCGGTGCTTCGCGCGTTCGCGATGCAGTTTCCGCAGGCCGCCGGCGCGCTGACCGGTTTCGAAGGCAAGCTGGGCAAGCTCGGCGGGTTCCTGGCCGGCCCTTGGGGAATCGCGCTCACCCTCGGCATCACCCTGCTCGCGGGGTTTGCCGACAAGCTGTTCGAGACCGGCGAGGCCGCGGACAAGGCGGCCGATGGCCTGAAGAAGTTCCAGGATCGCCAGAGCGATATCGGCAACTTCATCGATTCCACGACCGGCAAGCTGATCGAGCAGAACCGGACGTTGGTGCTGAATGCCGCCCTGACGCGCCAAGCGGCGATCGCCGAGAACAACAAGACGATCTCCGAGCAGCGCAACGCCGCGTTTCGGACGGCCGGCAACCAGCAGACCCGGGCGCCGAGCTATACCGCGTCGAGCGTCGGCGCGCCGATCGCGATGCGTCAGACCGATCCCGATGTTCAGCGCGCGATCCAGGCGGCCGCCGGCGACGTCGACAAGCTCGCGACCAGCCTGGCGAAACTCGCGAGCACGTCGCGCCCCGACCTGAAGCCGCTCGCGCTGCAGATCTCGTCGACCGCCGGCGCCGCCATCATCGCCACCCGCGAGAATGAGAAGCTCGGCAAGGAGATCCGCGCGCTGAGCGGCGACACGAACGCGCTCGCCAGTAACACCTCGGCGCTGATCGGTAAGCAGGTCGCCCTTGCCACCGCCACGACGCCGCTAGCCCGCGCGCGCGCGCAGCTGGCGATCGTCGAGCAGGGAGCCGCGGCGGCCGACAAGGTGGGCGGTGCCGCCCTGGTGAAATACCGCACGGATCTGACGGCCGC